GGTTCCCCGTGACGTTGCCGGTGACATTGCCTGTCACAGCTCCGGTGAGGTTCCCCGTGACATTGCCGGTGACGTTGCCTGTCACAGCTCCGGTGAGGTTCCCTGTGACGTTGCCGGTGACATTGCCTGTCACAGCTCCAGCGAGCGGTCCTTCGAATCCTTCGACCGAGATGATCTTGTGCACGACGGTTTGATCCGCCGCCGGTGTTGTTACGAGAAAAGTTCCTTGCGCTGTACCCTGAAGCGCGGCGATCGCGTCGTCGAGCTTCTGTAGGTTTTTCGCTTCCACGAGGTTTTCCCCGAAGTCGGGGAGTTCGAGCGAAACTACGGTTGTTTTTTTCGACATGACTATGCGCTCCCGAGAAGAATTTTTGTAAGTGCGGCGTCGCCCTCTTTGAGCTTTTGCCGGACCGAGTAAGTGACCCCATCGACGACGATCGACATCCCGTTCGTAATCGCTGGGAACTTCGAAGTTTGAACTGTGACCGTGTGCACTCCCCCGACGACTTCCCCGCGGCCGGCATTGGAGACGATGATCTGATCGTTTTCGTCGACGAGCCCGACCCCGAGGGTCCCATCGATCGTCACAGGGACCCCCGTGTCGGCGAATAGCGCCGAGACATCACCATCTCGAAAAGCGATCGTCATGCTCGTTTTTTGACCTTTGCCTTGTGGGGAGCGGCGATCTCGTCTGCCTCCTCACGTTTTGAGACCTCGTGCGGTCCCGGATCCAAGTGTCGAATCCCAGGATCGCCATGTGTCGGCGCCTCGATTCGGACGCCAAGTTGCTCGCTCTCTTCGAGTTCGCGATCGTCGTCGGCGTCTTCGTCGACGAACTCGGCTTGCCCCGCGGCGACGAGCTCGGTCGCCTTGTGGCGATCCATCTCCAGTTTCGAGCCCTTGTCCACGTGCTTACCCTCGACGATGACATGCTTCAAGAGTTTGATCCGTGCGCGTTTCGTTTTTGCTGCCACACTAGAACCTCCGAGATTGAGTTTTCAGGATCCCCGCGGCCGCGCGCGAAAGTGAGAAAAACGCGCGGCCGCCGGTGAACCTTTTCGTCCGACTTACTGAGTTCGACCCCTCAGTGACTTACTTACTTCTGACACTGTGCGACGACGAACGCCTGGGGATACTTCAAGGCGACGTCGGTGAGCATGAACGTGGTCAATTCGATCATGCCCTGTTTCTTGAGGCGATACGGATCGACGACGAGCTCGTATCCGCTCCCCCACATCCCGATCACCATCGTCGCGAAGACGCCGAGGATCAAAGCGTGATTGTTCGACGTGTCTCCGCGGACGGCCGTGCTCGGGACCTGATTCGAGGAGCGCGCCATGTATCCCGAGACCGTGTCGTTATCCGCCCACACCGGAAGAGCGATCGTGTTCGCGAGTCGCGCGGTGAGTTTCAAAAGCGACTTGATTCCCGGAGTCGTGAGCCATCCCGGATCGCCGAGCTGATCGGCGTTCACATCTTCGAGCTCCTCGATCATGTGAACGACATCCTCGTAATCCGGTTGGGCGCCGTTGCCGGCGTCGCCTTCGAGCACGAATGACTGGACGCCCGTCGTGTGGAGGATCCCGACTGGATTGTTTCCGCTGGTCGCTCCAGCGATCGCCGCGAGGTCGATCGCGAGAGCCATGTCGCGCGCGAGGTCCTGTCGGACGAGCGTGTCGACATCGATCACAGCCTGGGCGAGTAACTGGCGAGAGTAGCTCGTCGAGGACTGATAAGTCTTCGGCGAGCTCGGGACCTGTCCGAGCGTGAGCGCCGAATCGGTGACGTCGGCGCCTGGGTTTTCTCCGACCCAGGATCCGGTCGCCCGCCCGGTCTGTTTCGGATAAGCGACGTTGTCGCGAAGTCCGCTGATCGTTTGCGCGCCGAGTTCCTTCACGCGCAAACGGTTATACAGGAAGTCGATGAACGCGCCCGGTTCGGTGAATTTGAGCTCGGCGCCCGCCGTCGACGTTTTCGAATCGAGACCCGCGCGCGCCGCGATCGCGTTGACGTTCTTCACGCTCCAGGGGACGAACAGTCCGCCGTGACGCTTCCCTGTGTACACTCGCTCGATCGCCTGAGAGACTTCGAGCTCCAGGGAGTTCTCGCGCTTCCCGCCGCTTTCATCCGACTCCTCGTTCGCGACGATCGTCATGATCCCGCGCGCGAGGTTATATTCGCGTTGTTCTTTCTCGGAGAGTTGGATCTCGTCGCGATGTTCCGCGGCCGCTCCGGTCGTGTTTGGTTTCGCCGATCGGGATGCGACTTCTTCGAGGATCAGAGCGGAAACGGCATCGATCGACCGCCCCTCGGAGATCCACGTCGCGACGCGCTCCTGATCGATCCCGTGTCGCTTGCCGAGTTTGACGACCTCGGACGCGACCTTGCGGGAATCGACTACTGCTTGAGCATTGCTCGTTTCCGTTGCCATTCTTGCCTCCGTTGTTTGTTCGGCCGAGACCTCGGCCGAAGGATTAAGACTTCGCACTTTGACGGGGAACCCGCGCTCCCCCGCGTTTCGGTTATGCCCGACTGTTGGATCAGCCGGGACCGCGACCGAACTTGCTTCCATCGGGACCCAGGACGTCGCTCGATAAGTGTCCCCTTCGTCCTCCGACATTTTCTCGAGCACGTACTCATTGACCTGATAGCCGACGGAGATGTACTTCCGGATCTTGTCCTGGACGTCGCGCTTCACGTCTTGAGCTTTCTGGTTTCGCGAGAACTGGACCACGCCGCGGAGCTTTCGATCTTTTTTGTCGAGCGTGACGTCGTTCACGATCCCGATGATCTCGCGCGAGATGTGAGAGTCCAGAAACGAGAGCCCGTTTTTTGCCCTCGAGAGATCGACCGACTCCGGCGAGTGATCAAGGATCTCCGTCCCAAACCAGCCGCGGACGGGGTACTCGGAAGAGATCGCGATCGCGAATCGATCCTCGTCGGCGCCGTCGTCCTGATCGTCCTCTTCCTCGGGATCGTCGTCCGGCCCGGTTGCTCCGGCCGCTTTTTTCGCGCGCCTCGCGAGGTTCGCGGCGATCTTGTCTTCCTTCGTCCGCTTCACTTTTTTCGGGAGCTTTACGAACTCCGTGAGTTCGAACTCGCGCGTCTGAATCGGGAGTAACTCGCCGTCCACGAGCGGAGTTCTTACCCGATTGTTAAGCTCCTCGAGTGTCGTCGTCGTCGTCGCCATACATGCCGCTCCTCTTACTGCGAAATTTTCTTACTTACTTACTGCCGCTTGCGTCGCCGCCTGAACCGTCTTCGTCGTCGTCGCCGGCCGTCCCCGAGGACCCTCCGCCCTCGTCGTCTTCGACGCTTTGATCGGCCGGAGCTCCGAGCGGTTTCGATGCACTCGGGAGCGTGAGATCGAGACCGAGCGTCTCGGCGAGCGCCTCTTCCTGGGCGATCTGCTCGAAGACTTCCTCGATGTCCTCGCCCGTCTCGGAGACGATCGAGTCGCGCGACTTGAGCCGTGCGCCGATCGAGAGGATCGCCGCTTGCGCGTCTTTGAGCGGGTCGACCCATTGCCAGCCGCGAGGTTCCCACTTGCCGGCCTTGAACTTCGCGTCGTCCCTCGAGTCGAGAACTAAGGCGCCCGAAAGCAGAGCGAACGCGAGGAAGTCTTCGAAGACGGGAGCGCAAAGGTTCTCGATCATCCAGGATTGATCGCGTTTCCACTGATCGCGCTCGATCAGGAGTCCAGATCGCATCGAGGAGTAATTCACGCCGACGAGGTCGGACGCGAGCGCGTTGTAAGAGACGCCGAGCCCGGTCGCGACCTGTCGGAGAATCGTGATCACGAAGTTCGGAAACGCGTTCGCCGGGTGATCTGGGTTCCACTCTTTGAACGTGACTCCAGGGGGAAGCGTCTCGATCGTTCCGGGGTTCGCCTCGAAGACAAGCTTCTGATCGGGGTTCGGTTCCTCGTATGCGGACGCGTCCGTGTATTCGAGCCATCCCATCTTCGCCGCGCCGGTTCGAGCCGCGACGAGCTCGGCCTCGATGTAGCCTTCAAGCATGCGGAGCTGGAGCATGACCGGATGGAACCACGTGACGCCGCGAGTCTGCGAGATCCGCTCGATGTCGTACAGGTGAATGATGTCCTCGGCCGGGATCCGCTCGCGCAAGAGCGAGCCGCCGAGGTCGCTCGGATGCCCTGGATTGATCCAATAAGCGAGCGGCCGACCCCACTTGTCGACCTCGACGCCGAGTCGGATCTCGTTTCCGTCCTTCGAGGGCGGGACCGAGTACAAGTGATCGCACTGATCGGCGTCGATCAGTTGGAGCGCGAATCGGAACTTGTTCCCAGGGAACCCGCGGACTTTGCGGACGAAGACTTCACCATCCGCCGCGGTGTTTTTCAAGGTGACCTCTTGCACGCCTCGAAACGAGAGCCTTCCGTCGACTGTGCAATTTGTTTTCTTACACCATTCGTCCCACGCCGCGGAGATCTTGTCGTTGATCGGCTTACTGAGGACGTCTTTGATCTTCCCCGAGCCGTTGCACGGTTTGCACTTTTGATCAGCGGCGCCGGCCGCGGTCGCGGGGATCTTTCCCTTCCCATCGCACGAGGGACACTTGCCCTCGCTGTTTCGGACCTGGGGACGATATCCGATCCCTTTGTGTCCGACGACGTTCGCGATCAGCAAGTTCAAAAAGTTTTTCGCGATCGGGTTGTTTCGCGAGAGCTCGCGGCCGCGCGCGCGTAAGAGTCGGAGGTTCCCGCGGATCTCCTGATCGGCGGAGAGGATCGTCGCAATCCAGTCGAGCGTAAGGCGACTCCCCGATGCTCCGGAGTAGACCGTCGCGTTCGATCGCAGACTAAGCCCGACCGCCAATCCGAGATTGCGAACGATTGATCGAGTGACGCGGCCGATCCACGAGGTTTGCTTTGTCATCGATCGAGACCTGTGACGTCGACCCACGTCGGCGGGTAAGTTGGTTCTTCCGGTTCATTCGTGAAAGCGACGACGACCGGGGATCCCAGGCGTCCGGGGTTCTGGAGTTGGAAGAGCTTCGAGCGGTAGTGACCGCGAAACCAGAGAAGATCCTTCGCCGGGATCTTGACGACCGCACGGCCGGCGATTTGATAGCTCATGAGATCGGCCGACAATCGCCCTTCGAGAGCCGCTTCGATTACGGTGAGCATTCGCTCAATGTGCGAGACGAACGAGCCGGCCGCGGCCGTCGCGACGTTCGCCTCGATGTTCAGTTGGAGCATGTCGTCGGACGGATGAACGACTTCGCCCGTCGTCGCGTTCGTCAAGACTTCCGCGCATTGATAGCGGCCGGCCGGGACGTTCGTCTTCGTCGCTGGGATGACGATGTCGAACGATTGTCCGTCCGCGTTCGTTGTCGCCTCTTGATTGAAAACGGCCGAGGCGCCGTTCGCGTAAAACGTGTACGCCCATCCGTCCGAGGCGAGATAATCGTCGAACGATCGATGGAATTTCACCGTCGTCCCGGCCGCGAAGCGACTCGGAACGTCATCGGGGATAATCGGAGCCATTAAATCGGAAGGTAACCCGCAGAGCAGAAAGGTTTTAGGTGACAGGTTCTCACGTAGTTACTAGCGTAACAAAGAAAAAGCCCCCGAGACCTGAGCCTCGGGAGCGTCCGAAATCACGAACGAGATGAGCCATTATAACGTAATAGTGCGGGAACCGCGATTTTTTCTAGGCCGTCCGCCGAGCTTGCCGTTCTCGGCCGAGGACCGTTTCTTCGCCGGCGACGTCATGCGGCCCCCCTTGCGACCGATCGCCGCGAGGTAGAGTGAGACCGTTCTCGAAAGTTTCTTATTCATCGATTCGCTCCCTCAGTGCCGATCCGCGTACTTCGTGCAAAAGCTGTTCCCGTCTGCGTAAGTCATCTCTTCGAGGCATACCCTGTGCTGTTCGGGCGCCGCCGCGGGGAGTGCTTTAGCTTCAGGGGTTGGCGCCGCGGATGGAATTTGAACGGGACAGCTCTGTCGAGCCGAGGCGAGCACGTCGGGACTGAACTTGTCGATCACGACGACGTGTGTTCCGGATCCCTCGATGTTCTTGAGTTCTTTTCCCCCGTAGCTCATCTTCGCATTCGGGAGCCGAATCGAATCGACGTAATCGTACTTCGCCCCAGGAGCGATCGGGACCCCGATCAGTGCCGTCCACATCAGGCGCCGGCCGACTGTTCCCTTGTGCTTCACGATCAGGCACGAGTCCGCGCTGGCCGCGTTTGTTTGCCCATGCGCGATTCCGCCGAATAGAACGAACGCGAGCACGATGAGCAGAGGCACGAGGATGAGCCACAGCAAGAGTTTATTGACGATGAAACGGGCGTTCGCGTTCGGTTGCGGCACTTCTTGTTGATCGATTTGCGTCATGTGATGTTCTCCCTTTTGTGATAAACCTAAGCGCCTTTGACTGCGAGCACAAGTTACGGCCGGACATTACGCGCGGATCGAGCTGCGATCGAGGACCTCGGCAATCGTCATCGGTCCTCGGCGGCTTAACATTTCCGCATCGCGCTGTCGTTGTTTTTCCAGGCGGATCTGGCGTTCGAGCATGATCTCGTCGTCGTCCTCGATAGGAGTCGACGGGACGGTTCTTTCGATCAGCTCGAAGAGGGGTCCGATCAGGTTTCCGGTGTAAGCGGGACGGTTGTCTTGTAGGGAAGATGCAGGTACTTTTGAGTAAGCCATGTTGCCTCCGGTAAAGGCGATCTGGTCAGGGCTGGGCGGGTGTGTTCAGCATCCGTTCGGCCCGTTACTGAAACGAGCCTATTCCTAAGCCGACTCACCCGCAAGATCACGTCGGTGACCAGAGGGTCGGTTACCCCTCAGTAAAGCAGGGTTCTGGTCAGGACTTTAGGGGAATGTTCCACGTGGAACATCCTCCCCAGACTTTAGGGAGTTTCGCATTAGAGCCCCCAGGAGCGATCCGCCGGGGTAACCCCCCCCCCAATAACTCAGATCGCGTGCCTTGCCCCGTTTCCTCGCGGCCGCTTGCCATTCCTCGAAGTGATCCCATGATCGAATTACCAGTTTTTCACCCAGGACGAGCCCCCTGTTTGGTGCCGAATCGCCGGCCGTGCGGGTGCCTCTGTCTGGGGTTTCGCCTCCGGTTTGACCACATCGCCGGGCGGCAGAGCCATCTCCTCGGCGAGCTCGCCGAGTTTGTTGAGGCGCCATTGTCCGATCGCATAGAGCGCGGCGAGCGTGTAGACCTCCAGATCGAGCGCCTCGTTTCGAGCTCGCGTCTTGATGTACTCGCGAACGAACTGTCCGCCCTTTTTTACTCGCCGGACCCGCTTCTCGGACGTGAGCTGCTCGAGGTACTCGTCGTCGATGAAATGCGGGAGATGCATGTATCCGGGCCCTGGAGCGGGAATCTTCATCCGCGCGAAGATCCGATCCTTCGCCGTGTCGGTCCCGATCGTGTAAAGCTTCACGCGATACGAATTGTTAAGCGAGAACTTCCCAAGGATCTCTTTCGCCGCCTCGCTCGATCCCTTGAGGGCATAGATCCGCCGGCGTTGTCGAGCTTTCACGAAGCGGTACACGTCGTCGGAGTTGTGACCGCCGGAGTCGATCATCGTGCAATGGATCCGCATCTTCCGGCCGGACTCATGCTCGAACTCGGTGAGGAGAAACTCGTCGACATCGTTCCATACATCGCCCTGACCGGGGTCCCCGAAGAACTGCTGGTACGCGATCAGCCATGACTCCTCGCCTTTGCCCCATCCCTTGACGGCGACTTCGAGTCGATCGCCCTGGACGTCCACTGACGCTGTGAGGAGCGCGACGCCGTTCGGAACGTCCGCGGGATACTCCTCGCATCGATGTCGGAGCGTGTGGGGCTCGAGCGAATCGCCGGCCTCTTCCCACGTCTCGCCAAGTCGGAGGTTGATGAACGCTTTCATTTTCTCCGGATTTTTCTCTTCGTTCGCCTCGTGCCACTCCTGGGCGAGAGCTTTCCAGTTCTGTCTCCAGGGGGAGTAAAGCGCGTTGATGTAGAAGCCGACGACCGGCCGGCCTGGGAATTTCGGGAACCAGATCCCCGCGTCGAGCATCGACTGTTTCCGATACTCCGGGATCTTAGCCTTGCAATGTGCACAAACATAGAACACCGAGCTCGCGATCACTTGCCCGTCATGATCGATCGCGTACGTGAGCCGATAGTCCCGCGGTTTGTTGTCGCCCTCGTCCGGATCTCTCCAGACGAGCGGTTGCATGGCCGCGCACTCGGGACACGGCACAAAAAACGATCGCTGGTCGCTTCGCTCGTACGCTTTCTCGATCGAGGAGATGCCCTTCGGTTTCGCCGGCGTCGAGCCCTTCACGATCTTGTAATTTGCGAACGCATCCGTCCGGCGCGTCCCGATCATGATCGGATCGCCCTCGCCCTCGACGTCCAGCGGATAGCCGTCGATCTCGTCGAAGAGAACGATCGGGACAGGATCCGATCGGAGTCCGGATCCCGCGTTCGCTCCGGTGAGTTTCAAAAACCCACCGGGAAACTCTTTCAGCGAAAGGGTATTGCCGGCCTTGCGCGAGACGCGATCGCGGATCTTGATCTTGAGCGTCGCGGTCGCCTCGATCATCGGCGTTATCCGCTTTTTCCCGTAGTCCTTCGCGTTCTCGATCGTCGGTTGCACGAGCATAATCGGCTTCGGATCGATGTCGATGAAATAACCGACGATGTTGTT